TCTGCAGGCATGAATTTTACGTGATTTGGTAAATCGTTGTTCTTTGCAGCAACAACTGATTCCATAATTCCCATGATATCAGCTTCATTGAACCAGATAGTAGCTCCTAATGCTTCAACGATTGATTGCTTAGTTTCTGTATCTAAAGAATAAAAACTTTCTTTATTATCATCTGATAAAGCTTTTAAGAATGGGTGTCTTGATTCTAAAACTGATTTAGCTGAGTCTGTAGTAACTTCAGTAATAACTGCTTTTACGTTTTCAACTAATGCATCAACTGAAGCAGATTCGTCAAGTTTTTCAACTTTTCCTAATAACGATCTGTTTCCTAATCCAGTTTCATTAGAATTTAATGATTCAGCTAAGTATTCGCTGTATTCAATTCCTTGACTTGCTTTTTCAGCAACGTATTCTGAATATTTTCTGTTATCGTTGATAGATTCTGCTAAGTAGTTAGAGAATTCAATTCCTTTGTTAGAACCTTCTGCTACGTACTCTGAATATTGGATAGCTTGATCTAATTCTTCAGCTAAGTAGCTTTGGTATTTAATAGACTTGTTTACGTTTTCCTTGATGTACTCAGCGTAATTAATAGTTTGATTAACTTTTTCTGTGATATGATCTTGGTGAGAAATCGCAGATTGTAATTGCTCTGATAAGTAAGATGAATAAGCAATAGAGTTATTAGTAGTTTCAGCTACGTGCTCTGTATAATTAATAGATTTATTAACCATTTCAGATAAGTAGTCGTTATACTTAACTACACCTTCTAATGTTTCAGCCATTTCGTTAATGAAAGACTTCATACCATCTAATTCAGCATTACCTGTAGTTGATTCACTAACAGCTAATTTTTCTTTGATTTCTGCAAATTGCTTTTTAAGTACTTGAGAGTAGCTTTCCATGCTCTCAACTGTTACATACTTGTCAGACATATTATTTTCATTATTTTCAGTGTCCATAGAATTTTCTAATACTGGTTCTATAGAGTTATTTATTTGATCCATCTTATAGATTTTAAAATTATCACCAAAATTTAAACTTTCTGATACATCAACTAATTCGTTCTTTTCAACAAAAGAATCAGTTTTAAGACTATCATAGCTTTCAGTAATCATTTTGAAATCTTGCTTAAGTGATTCATTTACGGTTTTTCTTAGTATTGCTTCAGTAAACCCTGGTTCACCAACTAAGTCGTAAGTAAAGATCTTATGAAGTTTAACTTTTCCTTCGTTTAAAACTTGTCCAGCAGCTCTAGAAGAAATTGATAAATTAACTCCTCCATCTAATAAAGCTTTTGCAATTTGTCCGTTAGGAGTACCTTCTAAGATTCTTAATTTGATTTTTACTTCATCTCCTCCATCGTAAGATAAATCTTCGATAAGGTGTGAAGCACTTTTTAAGTTAACATCGAAATGTGGTGGGTGATCTAAATCTCCAGTTAAAGATCCTTTAGCGATCTTTTCCTTAAGATACGATAAGTGAGGTAAGTATTCTTCTTTCTCGTAGATCCTTTTGTTATTATTCATTTTTCCAAAAACTGCACAAGTTCCTTCTAGAATAATATTTTTAGGTTCGTTACTTTTAACAGCTAAATCACGACCAACGTTTTCAACTATTAATACTGAATCACCAGTTACAACCGATTGGTTATTAGCACTAAGATTTTCCAATAGTTCTCAATTTTTTATTATTTATATTTAATAAACTTGAAAAAATTGAAAAATTGTGCTCTAGATTATGAAAGGATTGATTTAAGTGTATTTATATTTTCATCTGATAGATCAGACAAATCTGGACAGATGATATTAAACTTTATAGTATAGTTACCCATGTCTCCATTTTCTTTCTTAAGACCTTCTCCTTTAATGTTAAACTTAAGATTATTTAAGGTTTCTGGAGAGTTAATTTCAGCTCTATATTTTTTACCTACTATAGTTTCTACTTCTACTTTTTCTCCTGGTATTAAAGCAGTTGTTAAAGGAATATCTAAATATTGAACAATATTATACCCGTCTATTTCCATATCCTCAGGGACATCTATTTCTACTTTTAGATTACAATCACCTTGAACCATAGTCGACTCAGGCTCTCCCCAGATATTAGGCTTAGATACTACAGACTCATTACCTAATCCTTTTAATTTAATATTGACAAAATACTTTCCGTTTTCTTTAATTACCTTAGCATGTTTCTCAGTAAGTTTTAAGAATACATTTATCTTTTTATCCTCTAAGTTAGATTTAAATGAAGAGTCTACGGTTGATCTTTGATATTCTAATTTAATAGGATTTCCTTCTATCGCATCTATAATCGATATTAAAGTATCTCTATTAATATTCAAATAAGAATAATCCTCACTTTTAGGTCTTCTAAATGCTGATCTATTAAACTTTCCTCCAAATGTTTCATTTACCGCTTGGTCCCATGTTTTATGAAATGAATCTTCTTTAGGTCTACGTCCCCTATTTCCAAATCCACCGAATCCTCCTGAGAATGGATTAGATCTAGATTGATCATATGATTTTCTTTTACTTGAATCTCCTAGAGTTTCGTATGCTTCTGCTATCTCTTTAAATTTAACATCTGCACCTTCTTCTTTATTCTTATCAGGGTGATATTGAAGAGCAAGCTTTCTATATGCCTTTTTTATTTCAGCATCAGTTGCTTTTTCATTAACCTCTAGTATTTTATAAAAGTCTTTCATATCTAATAATTAGTACAGTTATTTATTAATTAGTTTCATTATTAAGTATTATTATAAAAACTATAAATCATCATGATAGAAGGATTTAAAAAACATAGGCACGAAAGAAACCCTTTAGAAAAAGAGTTACATGATAAGTTCTTAACTGATCATAATGCAGCAGGTCAAGTTGGTGATATGGATAGTATAGTATTCGGTCACGATACTAGTTTATATCCTTTAGATAATTTATCTGATAGGGAGAGACGTATAGTTGTGAGTACTATTCAATGGTTAGGATCCCCAGTAGGTCAATGTTTTTTAGCCGACTGTGGATTTAAATTAAAGAGGAATGGCAAAGAAGGTTAGAATAGTAGAACGTATACATGTTGATGGTACTATTAAGTACGTAATTCAACAAAAGCATTTCTTATTTAGATGGTTGTGGGTTGACGCATGGATTAATAGAGGAGTAGAATGTAATGATTCGTATTATTCTTTAGAAGAGGCTGAAAAGAACCTTTGCTACTTCGACGGTAGTAGATCTAAACAAAAGGTTGTTAAATATGGGAGTTAAAAATATATTCTATTTTATACAAGGTCATTTAAAAAGATTAGGAGACGATCTTAATCTTATTCCTGAGCATCAAAGAGAACAGGTAGTATATAGATCTAATATATGCAAAAATGATTGTATGAAACATGGTTATTGTATATTCTGTGGATGCGATGTTCCTGAAAAGTTATACAATAAAAGATCTTGTAATAGCGGTAAGAGATTTCCTGATATGATGAATGAAGAAGATTGGGAAAAATTCAAGAAATCCAATAACATTAATTTTATTAAATACGACGATTCTACTTCGAAACCTTAACTGTTTCAGAAAGAGCAAAACTTTTGAATTGTTCTACTAAAGTAGCAGCCATTCCTAAGCTTGTAGGTAATTTAGCATCAATTAAAGCTGCCATTTGAGTAAGTAATAAAAATAGTTGATCTCCTAGAACTGCACTTCCGGTAACAGGACTATGTCCAACTTTAACAAAGTTACCATTTATCCAAATATCATTAGAAGTAGCTTCAATTTCACTTCCAGAAGTCATATTTATAGTACTATTTGAAGTAACATTGATTTCTCCTCCTCTTAATTCTATCGAAGAAGCAGAATCTGCATGTTCTATTGTAATAGCTCTATCTTGACCTATATTAATTCTAGATCCTTTAAGCTGAATAGTAATTCCTTTATTTAAAGTAAACCAAATCTTTAATTCTTCATCTCCGTCGAATAGCATAATGTGAGTACCTGCATATTCTCCTTCTTTGTTAAGCTCTTCTTTGATTCCTTCTTCTAATTCGTGAATTCCATAGTATTCTGGACTGTACTCATTGCCATTATTGAACTTAACTGCAACAATAGATCCAACTTTAGGAATAGAAATAGAACCTGCACCTCCTTTTCCACCAAAATATACACTTTTTTGTTGTGGATATGCATAAGGAATGTCTTCAGCCGGTATTCCTTCATGTAAACCAAATATTCTAACTTTACATCGACCTTCTTTTCTGTCGTCTTTGATATCTTCAACTATTCCTACGTATGTTTGATCGTATTTGTTCATATTAATTTATACTGTTAACCTCCATATACGTTTTGATCAGTTGGATTAGGCCAATTAGGAACTTGATCTCCATTTGACGCATATCCTTGTGAATATCTATCGCCTAAGTCAGAAATAGGTGGCTCTATGAGCTGACTTGCTGCTCTAAGAGCTGGATTTACGAATCCTCCTACTTTAGAAAGTTCATTTTGAATCTTTTGTCCTGCGTTTTGTATACTTTCACCAATAACTGGCAATCCGCTAAGGAAATTTGCTGCATTTTGACCTTGAGTTGCAATATTACGTAATCCCCATGGGTTTCTAGTGTTAGTTTTATCAGGATCTTCAAATATTTCAGTTCCGTCTCCAAATTTAGCCTCTTCTTCGAACCATCCTACTTTTATAGCAAATTTATTGTTATCTTCAGATCTTCCGTCTGATCCTACTTCAAAAGTACTAGGTCCAGGTAGAGATTCAGAGAAATCGAACTCACATTGTCTACATTTAAACTTAATATATCCATATTCGTCCATAACATTAGATAGAACATTACCACCGCCTACAATATTACCTATCGAGCCAGTGTCGATTCCCAAAGATTGAGCAATTCCTTGAGTTTCACCCGGTAAACGGTATCTTAAGTTCCTCCATTCAGCAATATAGATATCTACTGAGAACCATCTTAAATTATCAGGAACTCTTTCTCTTCTATACTTAGCGTCGAATATTGCATTTCTATATAGGCCTGCTAATTCTGATATTCTAAGATCTACTGCTTCCAATGTCTTTATTTCTAAAGTCATTTTATCGGAATTAGCTTTATATCCTTTAGACTGATCTGTGTTATATTTATATAAATCAGAAAGACCTGTTATAGATTGAAAATACCAAGGAGCGTTGAAAGTTAAATGTCTCAGAATTCCCTTAAATGTGGCAAGACCGTCTGCTTGAGCTGCGTATCCTCTATTAGTTAAGAATCCGGTTGCACTAGTCGCAGTTCCAGTATTAAACAGAGGACTATTAGATAAACTCAATTCGTCAATTTCTGCCTGAGCTGGAGTATCTTCAAATTTAAAATCTAATGCAAATGTTAAATAAGTAGGCTCATCAAAAGAATCTAAAAAGACTCCTTTTGTAAAGTTATTATGCTTATTATTTAAGTTTATAAAATTATGCATTATCAATTATATTTTTTTCAGCTCTCCAGTTCATCTTACATAGCTCAAATTCAGTTGAATATTGAAAACCTTCTGCTTTTCCATCGTATATATACTTAGTTCCATTCACGTAATACCTTCCAGACAAAGTATCGTTTAATACTATAGTGCTATCGGTAACAGGAGTTTCTTCTACTGCTCCATCAGTCTTATCTCTATTAGCCTGTTGTAATTTAGCCTCTCCTATATCGTCGTGCATTGCAACAAATAATCCACTCCCTTTGATAATTTGGAAG